TAGAGCGCTTTAAGCAAAAGATAATGGTAAAAGTTCTACGCGAGGATCACCTACCGCCGGCAAGGAAGGAGGTTGGCTTGACGTTTGATGAATTTATCAACCAAGCAACATTTTAGGCTAAACTGTACCAGTCCCCCCCCCCCGCCATGTATCTCTACAAAATCAGCCAAAATGTCAACAATGGTTACCATAGCTACAGTGACGCCATAGTTTGCGCTGAAAGCGAGAAGGCGGCTAAAAACATCCGTCCCGGTGAGCACACGTCTGATTGGTGCCGTCCCAGCGATGTGACTGCTGAGCTGATCGGCATTGCCGCGCCCCAAGTCCCTCGTGGTGTAGTGGCGTGCTGGCGGCAAATGCTGTAGGATACCATTACCCAAACTGCATTAGCCCCATTCCCTTCCCCATCATGAAGCACACTCCAGACAGGGACCACATTTACGGGCTATACGACCCTGAAGGCAATGGCCACACATTTTACGCTACCGAAAAAGAACGCGATGATGCTGCAGAAGAAGCAATTAAAGGCTATTTGGACGACACATGGTTTGAAGAGGTTGAAGGTGTTTTTGCTTTTACCGTCACAGCCAAGGCAACTCAAGTAGACGTAAAGCACCCCAAAGGCGAGCTAGACGAAGATGGCTGCGATGAAAATGGCGATTATTGGGACTCTGACTTTGCATGTAATTACGCGCTAAGACCTTTGGCCACCTAACAAAGTGTTAAGCGCTTGTCACCGAGCGTGGCACGCTAGCGGTAAATGCTGTAGGATGACATTGTTCAACACCACTGCCGCCAATGCAAACACCTGTCCCCGATGCTGTGCTGCACCGGCTTTCGCTTACCGGCCCCGAAGTTAAGCGCTACCTCGCGGCGCTTGACACTTGCGTTTTTAGCGTTCCCATGTCTCCCGATACCAAATATTCACTGATTGCCTTGCGCAATGAGTTACGGCTTAGCCGGCCTCTGCCATAAAAGCAAGCCGCAGTTCAGCCCATAGGCGAACTACAGCCGTTTTTTCAACCATCCACTTCTGCTTATGCCTGTTTAGACCAGGAGTTGACAGCAGCCACCTTACAAACTGTTAAGCACTTATGGGCGAGCGTACTGCGCTTGCCCTTTTTGCTGTAGGATGACATTGTTCAACCAACACCGACACCAGTGGACACCATCAGCCTTTCCCGCGAGCAAGCCAGTCTGCTCGTAATGGCCATCGAGAAACTGCCTAAAAGTGTTACGAAAACATGGACAGAATCAAAGCAGCAAGAGCTTTTTAAGCTTTATGAAACACTTCACTTGTTTGCTGATTCCGGCCCACTTCAGCACATGGGAGAGGATCGACTGTTTATCGGCTGCTTCCCTTGCGGACTCGTTTACGCTGATCGCGCCATCGAGGAGCATGGCGACTACAGGCGAGTCGGTTTTCTTTCTTACAAAACGCTTGTATTCGTGCAAGGCAGCGCAAAAGCTGATCCGCGCTTGCTTGCTGAAGCAATGAAGCACGCCAAGACTATCCAGGCACAAAGAGGCGAGAAATTTGAGATTTCCAGCTGCGGGCAATATGTAATTCTCGGGCAATAACCGGCAAGGGAAAGATTGGCTAACACTCAACACAAACCACCTTTCGACCGGCAGATAACCGGATCATGCAATGAACCAAGCAAGGCTGAACGGCTTCCCTACGGTCGTAGCGGCAAAAGCTGATTGGATTGTAATTAAGGCACGATTTAACAGGCATGATCTTTGCTACCCATGGCAGATTGAATTGCTTCTTCCTGCCGTACCGTTCCATGGATTGCATGAGCTACATTCCTGGTCTGTGCCCGATATTTTCAGCAATCCTAGATATGACTTGTCGCGGGCTATATACATCGAAGACTAACACGCTAACCCAGTCTCAACCCAGGACGGCCATGAGATCCACAAGACAATCCCGACAATCTCGTTGCCGTCTCAGGTTGGGACTGATCAGGCTGGCTTATGGCCGTTTCGTCGTCTCACTTGAGAATGGTGAGAAACTCGACATTTTTCGTCTTGCCGAAAAGCCTTGCGCTGCAACAGGTTACGGCTATGTCGTTAAAAAAAACATGCCTAAAACATGTATTTCACTCATGTCAAAGCCTTCCGGCGGAATGAGTCTCATGGCCTGTTGTGTTTCAAATACGAGGCTAGTAGAAAAAAATGGGAGAGAGGGGGGGAAGGAAATCTTAAAATGGTATCAACACTATACCAAAAAAAAAAGCGAATAGATCTTGTTTTATATCTATAACTACCCTCTTCCCTGCCGGTCAGGACGGGGCTTTTACACCACTAGCGCCAATGTTCTTAACTCCAGGCGGTTATTAGCTCAGCCTATATCCCATCCTCTTCCCTGCCGGCCAGTAAAAGCGCGAGCAATTAAGGCGCTACTGTATTGTGCGAGCAGATAGAGCCAGCAACATGGATGATTCAGCGATTGAGGTTAATGCTATTCCCGTTCACTGCCGGCCAGATAGCGAGCGTTTGTTGCGCACGCATAATGCTTGGCAGGCATCATGGGATCAAAGCGACAAGGAACAAGAGCCTGACATTGATACACTCGCTCAACAAGCGTTCGCTTACTATTCAAGCGGCTATTTGCCCATTCAAGTTAATTGGCGCCTGCGGGCCAAACATCCAGGTGTTCGGGCGGCGCTGATCTCCCGTGCTCAGCGGAAGGCTGAGGCTGCCCTGTGCGCCGCTGAGTCGGCCCCGCCAGAGCTACGGCGGGCCATGGTCGCCGCGACCCGCCAGCGGGCCATTCAGGGGGCCTTGAGGTCCGGCCAGTACGGCGCTGCGGCCAAGATGCTGGAAAGGGCTGGCGAGATCGCCGGAGAGCTGCGCGAGAGCGCTGGCCTGGCTGAGGAAGACCTCGTGTTGACCGTCTCAATCGAGCAGCCTGCCCTACCTGCCGGTGAATCCCAGCCTGTCTCGGGCGAGACTGGCGCCGATCTCAAGGCTGAGACGGTTGAGACTCAAGCCAAGGCTTAATGAGAACCCTTGCGGCGCAATGAGTCTCAGGTGAGACGGCCATTCATGTGACTAACTGTTAAGCATTCATCCCCGAGCGTGCCATTCATGCGCTATTGTAAGCAAGTCAACCACGCACCGCCAACCATGCCAACCGCAACCGCCGCCCGCCATCCTTTCAGCGCCGCAGATTGGGCGAGTCTTAAGAGGCTGGCTAAAATTATTCATAAATGGAATGAAGACGAGTGTAACGGCATCATTCAATATGATGACGATGGCATAACGCCTCGCCGTTACCATAACGATCGTTACGGCTGCCCGTGCGTGCCTGGCTCGGCTGTGCCCGACAAGTCAGAGGCGGCAGTGGAGAATGCTCGCAAGATTGCGGCCAAGCACGGCCTGTCAATTTATCACCAGTCAGACCCTAGAGGTTGCTCATTGTACGTTTACAATGCGCACGACCTTAAAGGTCGCAAGATTGACGAGTGCTACAGCGTACTGGCGCGGCCAGTTATTTAGTATTCATTTATTTATTCCCCCGCATCTATCATCATGCTAGTTATCGTTCGCGCTAACGATCACCGCCTAATCGATTGCCGTCAAGATGTTAAAGCTGCATGGCGATTGGCCCATGCCTTAGCCTGGAAGACAGGAGTCTATCACTGGGTCGGCAGAATCTGACCATTAACAAGTGTTAAGCACTCATGCTCCCATCGTACCATTCTGTGGTATTGTATGGGAGCAAACGACAAGAGGCACCCATGGCACGCTGCGAGTATCTGGCAGAAGTCTTCCCAGCATTTAAGGCTGAACTGAGACCTTTTAAGGGCTACCCTTATTCTGGCCGTGATTCTATGGGTTACGGTCGTAAGATTCCGACTGATTACGCGATCAGACTAGAATCGCGTTGGTATCGTGTTTATGTTTGCCAGACTAGCAACGCCGGCACCGCTTATATAAACGTTAAAGATCACCCCTTCCTTGTTGTCTTGGATGGCGACCTTGGCAGCGCCAGGGATTGCAACTAAACATTAAGCGCACAATCCCCTAGTGTGCTATCCCGTGCTAGGGTTGTCCTGTTCACTCGCATCCACCATCACTGTGAAGAAACTCGAAACTGCCATGATCGCTACCATCCGAGAGGCGATCTCCGATCCGTACACCGATGGTCAACAATTCAAGAAAGGCAATACGGTCGTATTCTGCTATGGTTCTGGCGTGGTAGGTACGCCAAACTTTACCAGGTGGATTGAGGTTATACTTTGTGATACGGTGATCGCTTTGATTCACCCAGACACAGGCAGGCTCACTCTTTATACCGGCGGTTTCCAGACTGCGACCACTATATCTAGGCTTAACGCAATCCTAGAATCATTAAGTAACGGCCTGTACGTTTACCGCAAAAACGGAGAGTTGACTGTAGGCAAAGGAGGCTATCGTTACGATAGCTTTCACGAAGGTTACCCTGTTACGCTCTGGCTGGCCTGATCATTCCCATCATTCCCCCTTCCTCCTACTATCCACCCCCATGGCACAAACATTAACCGACAAAGAACAAAGAATGCTAGATTCTGTAAAACAGGGTATGGATGAACCCGGCAAAGGTTGGTTACATGAGATAGATCCTTTTAACGGATCTAAGGTAACGTCCGGCGTAATCAGTTCCCTAATAAGGAAAGGTCTAATTACTTCCTGTGAAGATAAAGAATTTCCGGGTTGTTTCTGGGTTGAATTAGTATAGCCTGCCTCCCTGCTGAGCTGATAGGTTGGCTGCGGTCAACTTATACTGACAGCTGAACCACCTTACAAACTGTTACGGGTCGGAAGCGGAGCGTAGCATCCGACTCTATAGTAAGAGAGCAAACCACCGCATCGCCTCCTGTGACTAACACAATCGTTTGGGATGTCGAAACCACTGACGCTATCCACGATGGCGTCAACTGGTCTGGTAACTATTGCTGGGTTCACAGGGAAGAGGTTACTCTTCCTGATCACCTCACTGATAGGCAAGTTATCACGGCGCTACGCAAGGCAGCAGGATTGAACGGTAGCAAGGCTAGGACAGACTCAATGGGAGAAGGCTATCAATGGAAGCATCCCGGCGCTGCTATCCTCACCTTCGCTTTACCGCGCTACTGATCACGCTGCAATCCTCCTCCTATTATCACACCGCAACCCTCCTCCATGGCGCAAGTCTTAACAGGTTCGCAGATCACACACCCCATGAAACGCCTAGCAACAAGAACAGTGGTCATCTACGACCGTGGCGACGGCCACGGTGCAGTAGTAGCGAAATACCACTGCACCGTGGCCGTGGCAAGACGACTAGGTTGGCGGTTTGGTCATACCCATCATAAATGGGTCGGGAAGACTCGCTACACGTTTCACGATGGCGCGGGATCGGAACCGTGCTCAACAAGTAGATTGATCTCACGTTAGGCATAGCTAACAGCCGCAATCCTCCTCCTATTCTTTATACGCACCGGGGGAGGGTTGCGGTTTTGATATAGCGGGGAGGGGGTGCCCATACCCCTTCCATCCAACCCTCCAATTCTCCCAAAATAATAGTACCATCCAGCTCCCCAATTCTCCCAAAATAATATACTAACCCCAACTCCACCAAAATATACCTGCACACAAAAATGCGCCAGCACTTAAGCCGGCGCATAAACAAGGAGCAGGGGTTCAGTTTGCAGGTTTAGCTTCCAGCCTATCACGCTTACGCCAAACAAGATCGCTCAATTCGTCCATCCATTCTTCTGGAATAGCTTTATCGGTAGCATTGCGCATAGTCATCGCCTGAAGAATGTCCGCAATTCGCAGCCTGTCAACTACATGCCGAGGCTTAAGATCGGTCGAAGGCTCTTGAGACTCTTTCTGTTTTGCCTTGGCTTCCAGCGCATAGCGCAAGGCATCAATTTCATCCTGACGGCGAATTTTGCGTGCTACAGAATCGGCCACTTTCTTGCTAGAGTCGTTCATTGGAAGATAGTCTGCAGGGTAAAACGTTTCGCGGCCATCTTCTCTCCCCCACGGGCAGGGTACGGCAACTCCGCCACCGCTTTTACCTTTTAACGCAGATTCGTCTGTTTTCGCCGCCATTTGCCTGGCAATTTCAGCCATTGCAGCAGAACTCCCCCCTCGCCGGCTAGCGATAATAATCCGATTGGAGCTTGCGCCTCTGATCAATTCATCCACAAGTTGCTGGAGTGATGCAGGCAGCGGCGCGTCAGGGTCTTGCGCAAAATCGCCTTTTGAAAGCAGTGGCATGGTGGCTCGTTGGCTGGTTGCTTATCAAGCATAGCACGCTCAATGCAGTGTCAATGCTTTCCGGCTGACAAGTCGCGTAATGCCTTCGGGATCCACGACAACCACGCGACCGCCGGAAGGCAGCAGCTTGTAGGAATATGGCAGCTTCCAGCCGGATTGGCCGTTGTGCTTAACCATCGTGTAGTCGCGTGGGCGTTCCATAACAGTCAATCGTCGCTAATCAGTGAAGTAGTAGCAAGTCTTGTACAAATCAAGTAAAGCGTGCCCACCGTTTCCGCAACGTTTAATTTGCTTTCGCCAATCAAGTCTTCAACTTTGTCGCAAAACGCTTCAAGTTCGCTTGTTTCGTCGAAGTCCTTGGCTTCCTGCCTCTTCGTTGCATCTTCCCGTAGCGTCCTGATTCCGTCCGCCGGCAGCACAACGTCAACGCACTCGTCCCTGCCTAGCGCAGTCATGGCATGGCAGCAGTTATGAATCTCGCTACTGCCATCATCGGCTATCACTTTGACGGTTGAAGGCTTCGACCATTTCAAAGACAGCAGCCAGTCGCACACCTCAGGCGAAGGCAAATGAGGATCGCGCTTGTAGGCTGGCATGGGGGGCGACTGCGAGAAGCTACGCCATCCTACCATACCCCTGCCGGCAAATGTGCTAGGATGCAACCGGCAACTACAAACGCACCATGAGCACCCTTGCTGACTGGCAAATTCACGAACGCTGCATGGCTGGCATGGTAACTCCATTTGATCCAGAGCTGCTAAATCCAGCGTCGCTAGATTTGCGCCTTGGCAGTAACATTATGATCGAATCAGCCGAAAGCCCGGAAATGGTGTCGCTTTCGATTGCTGAATACACACAAGAAAATCCTTACCCGATTGTGCCGGGACAGTTTTTCCTGGCTGAAGCTGAGCCAATTTTTAACATTCCTCAAGACTTGGAGGGTCAGTTTATCCTTAAATCTTCTCGCGCAAGGGAAGGGTTCCAGCACCTGATGGCCGGGTTCGCTGATCCCGGCTGGCACGGCTCGCGCCTTACGCTTGAGCTTAAGAATGTGCGCCAGCTTCACAAGATTGGCATTTGGCCGGGGCTCAAGATCGGTCAAATGAAGTTTTCGCGCATGGATGCGATCCCTAAGCGATGCTATGCTACTACTGGTAGGTACAATAACAATGCAACCGTTACTGCATCAAAAGGATAGGGCCATGACAAACAAGCGCAAGCCTAAATTGTTAATCATTGGTCACGCTCGCCACGGCAAGGACACCCTTGCCGAAAAAATCCGCGACAGAATGGGCCTGGCGTTTACTTCTTCTTCACTTTTTGTCGGACAAGAATGTATTTGGCCCACTTGGGGTTGCCAGCGCTATAGCACATTCGATGAAATGTTCGCTGATCGGGTAAACCATCGAAAAACATGGGCAGATTTGATTTCAGCGTATAACACTCCTGACAAAACAAGAACCGCCAATACGATGCTTCGTCGCGGGTATGATATGTATGTAGGAATGCGAAGACGCGATGAATTTGACGCTTGCCAAGAGGCTGAATTGTTTAATTATGTTATTTGGATTGACGCACGGCAGCGCAAGCCCCTGGAAGGCAGGGATTCGATGGAACTGACTATCTACGACGCTGAACTTTATTGCGATAACCATGGACCCGAGAAAGACTTGGACTCGTTTGTAGGCAAACTTCAAAATCTTTTTCACTTTAAAGGCTACTGCGTTGGCCTTGATGCTGAGTGCCACTAATGGGCGGTCGTAACAATAGAATCAAGTGCCCCGATCTCAGTTGCGGCTCGCTTGACGTAACTGTTGTCGAAACGCGCTACATGGTATGCGGCAGCCGCGTAAGGCGGCGCCGTTGTGAATGCTGCAAGAAATTATGGCATACGATACAACCGCCTGAGCAGGATGTCGAAGGCTGGGGGTTTTCCTGGCCAAGGCGGGGGCCAGTTGCTCGACTACTGCCGGCAGAATCGACGGAAAATGACAAAATATAGACAATTAGTAGATTCTGTGATTCGTGATTACGCCAGACTCTCCTTTTGCTAGGTTGAACTTACCCAGGCACAAATACTTGAAGGCGTCAAACGCATGATCGACGCCAAGTTTCTTGTTTGGCATTCTAGTACCTTCAGCGTAGCCAAGCGTGCGGAATGATTTAATTAACTCGCGGCAGCGTGGGTGGATTTTGGTATGCACTTCTCCGTCAGCAGTGCGCAATGCTGCATTGGCTGCGCGAATGCCATCAGCAGTATTGTACGGTACTTCTGGAGCGTAAACAGTAATGCCAGCTTTGCGCAGAATCTGGTGATCGCTTACGCCGACGCCTGAAGTCTGCTTGCGTTTGCCGGTCGGATCTGGGCAAGCAATAATGCGACGATTTTCGCCATAAAGATCAATTAGCACTTCAGCCATGTCCCACGTTGTAGCGCCTTTTAAGTTAAGCTCATTAAACACGCGCAGTTCCACAGCCCTGCCGTTTACTTTGATAATGTTAGCGCAAATAGCAGTCAGCGGATCATTGTTGAAGTCCATGCCCACATAGAGCGGCAACTCTTCATCGTCTTCGATAGTTGAATCAATGTTAAGCATTGAAAAACAAGACACGACTAATCCCGTGTTAGACAGAATCTGCGCTTCATATTCACGCTCAAACACTTCTGGAGCAAGTGTTTTTTTTGCTTCCTCGATTTCAGCGATAGGAATGTTGCCGCCTTGCAAAGAAGTGTACTCATAAAGCGTCCACTGCTGCGGGTCGAGTCGATCAAGCCCAGGATCGGCAAGGTCGGCATCTTTAAGTAATAGAATTAGCTCATAGAACCATCCGGCAGTGCCCTCTGGCGATGGCGTGGTAGTAAATAGCGCCCAACCGCCACGGTCCGACAGTGCAGGGCGAATAACAGAACGCCATGTGTATTCTTGCTGAAACGCGCATTCGTCAAGCACGACGCCAGATAGCGCAGGGCCACGCAATGCGTCTGGGTCTTCCGATCCCTTGAGGTAAATAACAGAACCGTTAATTAGGTCAATGCGCAAATTGGATTCGTTTTTCTTTCTTATCCAACGCTCTGGAATGATAGCCTTGTAAGTATCCCACGCAATATCTTTTGCCATTCGATAGGTTGGGGCAACGTAATAGTAAACCCCTTTCCGCTCTGCCGCGCCGCGCAGTAGTTCAACGCCGCCAAGCACTGTCTTGCCTCCTCTTCGGCCAGCAAGAACAACACGAAAGCGGCGCCGATCGTTAAAAATTCGCCCCTGTATTGGCCGCAGGGACAGTTGATTCCTGCCGGCCAGGAAGTCGCCGCTTTGGCGTAATCCTGTTGGGGCAGTTGCTACGGTCACGCCGGCTCGATCTTACTGGCTGACTGTAGCTCATGCCTTTTGGAGCCGGCAGGCTAGACTAGGAGCAAACGCATTGCCGCGATGAACACTGCAAGGGCACTAATATCACTTCCAAATTATGTAGACAAGGAAAGTCCATTTTTCATGGACAGTACAGTAGTGCAGATGCGCCAAAAATGGGAGATCATGCGTGCCGTTACCATGGGCACCGAGTATTTACATGCAAACGCTGAAGTTTACTTGCCGCGTGAACCTAGGGAAAATTCGGTAGATGGTAGTAATTACGACCCGTGGGAGGCTCGCGTCAATTTATCTGTTTTGGCGCCATTTGTTAAGCGGTTAATTAGCAATGCTGCTGGCATGGTGCTTCGCAGGCGCATCAGGCTGGAAGGTGGCGACCCATATTGGGAGAACGAGTTTAGGAAGAATGTCGATGGCGACGGCACCTCCTTGGATCAGTTTGCTAAAAAACGATTAGAGGTTGCGCTGACTTATGGTATGTCGTCCATAATTGTTGACGCAGAAAGACGGGTTGCAGTATCCGGTGTAGACGAAATTGATCCGCTGCGCCCTTACTTTGTGCCGGTTGATCCGTGGCAGTATTTAGGCAGTCGGCGAGAAAGCGATAGCCCCGGCGCAAAGCTAGATATGTTTCGCTATCAAGAGGAGCGCAAAGTCAATGATGGCACTTACGGAGAGAAGTATGTCGCCATCGCTCGTGTTATCGTGCCAGGGGCCTACGAAATAAGGGAAGCAAACAAAAGCACGGGTGAGTTTGGAGAGTTTTTACTTAACTATGTTCCACTCGTGAACATATATACGGAAAAAGAAGGTTACTTGTGTGCCTCTCCGCCACTGTCTGACGTGGCGCACCTTAACATTGCGCATTACAGGCGACTGGCCGACTTACTGCATTCGCTGCACATTGCTGCCATCGGCTTGCTAGTGCTTGAGGATTACGATGGCGCAGAAGGTGTTACGGGCCAGAACTACGCCATCAAAATGAACATTGGCTCTAAAGCGTACTGGGTTGAATGTGACGCGGGTTCCTTTACAGCGCAATCGGAATTACTGGATCGCCTGGAAAACGAAATCTCGCATCTTGGCGTTACTAAGCTGCTGGGCCAAAAATTTGTCGCAGAAAGTGCTGATGCAAAACGCATCGACCATCAGCAAGCTAATTGTGTGCTGGCAGTTGCCGCGATGGAGCTTGAGTCAGGCTTGAACGAAGCCTTTAGAATGGCCGCAGAATACAGAGGCATTGAACCGCCTAAGGTTGTAGTCGATAGGGACTTTGACTTCTACCGCTTGCTTGGCCAAGATGTAAGCGTGCTAAGTGATCTGGAGGAAAAGGGACAGATTACGACAGAATTACTGCTTCGCATTTTGTTCCAAGGCGAGTGGATACCGGAAGACGTAGACCTGAAGGATCTTGGCGAAACTGTCAAGAAAATCAAGAAAGCAAAGGAGGACGCAATGATGAAGCAACAGGAAATGCAAAACGCAAATCAGGCCGGCACGCGCCCGCCTGCTAGTGCATAAGCACATTAAAAGGCCCCCAAGTTGCACAATGCGGCAACTTGGGGGCTATTGTGCTAACACTGCGATCAGTGTCCGCGCTCACGTTGAGAGGCTTTGGTCGCCCGAATTTGCTCAGCCGCGATCATTGGCTGCCTAATAACTCTGGTTTCGCATTCGCCATCGAGCGCGACGGTCTTCTCCATGACCAAGCCGCTGATGTTGACGGTTTCAACCATGGGTGCAGCTTCAGCTTCAACCAGTTCGTCGTCCGGTGCAACGGGCGGCGCTGGCGCAGCAGGCGGCTTAGCTGGTGTGGCGGCTGTGGCTTTAGGGTCTGGAGTTGGCATGACTGGTGCTTTTGATCGGCTACACGCTACACTGTAGCGCATCCACCAAGCTCCGATCATGTCGCTAACGTCAGACGAAATCGCCGCACTGCAGGCCAAGGCTGCCGAGGTAGACGAGCTTAAGCAGCGACTTAACGCATTAGATGCCAACAAGGAAACGATCTTAGTCGAAAAGAAAAGGCAAGCTGATCGACTCAAGGAGCTGGAAGATCAAGAGGCGGCTCGCAAGAAAAAAGAGTTGGAAGACCAACAGAGATACCAGGAGCTACTAAAGCAAGCTGAAGACGAAAAAGAGACGCTGCGCAAGGAACGGGACGAGGAAAAGGCAGCAAAAGCCAAAGTGGAGGAGGAGCGCGTTCAGGATCGTTTGCGTGCTGACTTTCTGGCTGTCTTCAATGCTGCCGAAGTTTTCCAGCCTGATCACGTATGGGGTTTGCTGCATTCGCGTGTTGTAGACGATAATGGCAAAACCTTCGCCATTATCAACGGTCAAAAGGGGACCGTTGCCGATCTCGCTGGCTCGCTGCGGAAGGACTCTCAGTATGCTTACCTGTTCAAGCCCAAGGGCGGCAGTGGCGGCATGGGCTCCAGGCCAGCCACGGGCGAGCTTGCCGGCGCCGCCGGCAACCCTTACCTTCCCGGCGGCAGGGTGACAGATCGCATTGCCCTGGAGGCAAGTGATCGTGAATTGGCTGCTAAGCTGAAGGCCGAAGCGAGCGCTGCTGCTCGCAGCCAGGGGTAAGGCAGCGCCAAGCCACTGGCAAAAGCATCGCTGCTGCGCGGTCGTGCTGACCAAACACAAACCTTGCTTTTTCTTCAGTGGCTTACCTTGGCAACTTGGGCGGCACCCTTGCCGGTGACGTTACCAGTCTTACGAGACTCGCTACTTCTGGCGAGTTTGCTTCTTATCTGCAACAAGAGATTTACGAAAAATCTCTGATGGTCCGCTCTGGCATTCTTGCCAGAAGCAGCCAGCTGCTTGTCGGCACGACCGGCGTTCGCGTTGAAGCCCCATTCTTTCGGCCGATCGATCCGGTGGAGGAGCGCATGACCTCCGGCAACGACTGGGGCGAGTCTGGCGAAGGGCACTTTTCTTTCCAGAAAATCCTAAGCGGCACACAGTATGCCACCATTACTCATCGTGGCTTTGCTTACGCCGTTGACAAGTTGAGTCGGCTTGCAAGCGGCGAAGATCCCTTGCTTGCGCTTGGTTCGATGCTTGAGCCTGCTATTAACAAGCTCAAGACGCGCAAGATGATCTCCCAGTTGGAGGGCCTACTTGGCACTGGTGGGCCGCTTAATGCTACGAACAGCCTCAACAAGGCTGTCACTACTGGCGCCACTATCGCCAACTACTTAACTCCCCAGAACGTCATCGAAGCCCGCTACAAACTGGGCGAGCGGCAGGATCAGGTTACTACCATCTTCATGCACTCGCTTGTTCAAGCGTATCTTGAAGAGTTGGGT